TCAATGCGTTCGTCAGCCAGGCAAAGGAGCGGCAGGAAGAGGTGGTGCGTGTGGTTGGCATCAAAATCCTGGCGCGACTGGTGCAGATGTCGCCCGTCGGTAATCCCGAGCTGTGGGCGGTTAACCAGACGGCGGCGGCATATAACGCTGCCGTCGCTGAGCACAATAGCCTGCTGCGGCAGAACCCTGACAACCTGACTAAAGCAGGACGGCTGCGACCGGGACGCAAGGTTAACGACAGCATGGACCTGAAGGCACCGCCGGGCTATACAGGCGGGCGTTTTCGCGGTAACTGGCAGGTGTCGTTTGACCTTCGGGCTGCGGGCGAGACCGGGCGTATCGACAAGGCCGGGCATGAGACGATTGCCGCCGGCAACCTGATGCTCGAACAGTTCAAAGTTGGTACCACGGCGGTCTACTTCTGCAATAACGTCCCGTACGCATACCGTCTGGAGATGGGGCATTCCAGCCAGGCTCCCGGCGGCATGGTGCGCATCACCGCCGCCGAGTTCCAGCGGTACTTCAGCGAGGCCGTCAGCGAGGTTAAAAATGATACCGGACATCACAACGGCGCTTGAGGCCATGCTGGGTATATGGGCGGACGGCGAGGGCGTGCCGGTAGCGTGGGATAACATTCAGTTTGACCCACCAGCCGACGAGCTGTATCTGATCTCCCATGATATGCCCGCACAGCCCTACAGCATCGACTTGGCTGGTGGCTGTCGCGTTTACACCGGCGTGTATCAGGTCACCGTCGTCGCGCCTGCTGGCGGCGGCAAATCACAGGCCAGAGAGCTAGCCCGCCGCGTCGCCGGGTTGTTCCCAGTGAACCAGGCGATCCCCGGCGACGGCTTTGCTGCTTGGGTGACATCACCGCCTGCCATCTACCCCGGCATACCGGACGGCGTGTCCTACTCCATCCCTGTCAGCATCAACTACCGGGCTGACATTTCAGCCTGAAATATCCCCGCCGGCTTATGCCGGTTTTTTTATATCCACATTACGGAGAATCCCTATGGGCTTCGCATTACCCAATGGTGCCACGGTGTTCGTCGGTTCGAAACTCGCCACGCCTGTGGCGGTGACGGGCGTGAGCAATGCCGCAGGCGCTGTCTTTACCGTTGCAAACGGCCACGGCCTCGCTGTGGGCGATGTGGTGCTGGTTTCCAGTGGCTGGGCACTGATTGACAGCCTGGTGGTCCGCGTAACGGCGCAGACGACTACCAGCGTAACGATCGGGGTGATTAACAGCACTGATACCAACTTCTTCCCGGCTGGCTCGGGTGCTGGTTCACTCAGCAAGGTGGCGGAGTGGACTGAAATCCCGCAAATCACCGAGGTTGCACAGTCCGGCGGCGACCAGCAGTACACGCAGATCCAGTTCCTCGCCGATGATCGCCAGCGCAACCTGGCGACCTACAAAGCGGCTAAGTCGCAAAACATCACGATGGCACATGACTCTACTTTGCCGATTTACAGCGTGCTGTCAGCTGCCGATCGTTCTGGCGATACGCTGCCGCTGCGCATGTACGTGCCGAAAGCAAAGGAAATGCGCTACTGGTCGGCAAAGGCATCGTTCGATCCTATGCCGACAACTTCTGTAAACAACGTAGAAACGGTGCAGCCAGCTTTTGCCATTCAGTCGCGTGACATGACGTTTTACAAAGACGCCGCCCCGCAGGCGGCAGCGTAACCCAGCCCGTTAATAGGCCCGTCAGCGGGCCTTTCTTTCTGCCGAGGAATACATGGCCACAAAATTTCTGCTACAACCCAAACCCACATTTAAAGCCGACGTTAAGATCCCGCGTGCCGGTGACGATGACGGGGTAATTACCTTTAATTTCCGCCATAAGCCGCTCAAGGAGCTGGCCGCGCTTGAGACGATGGAGGGTAAAACCGCCGTCGATTTTCTTGTGGAGATCATCGAAGGCTGGGCACTGCCGGACACGTTCAGCCAGGAAAATCTTGAAGTGCTGCTGGATAACTACCCGGGCGCGATGAAAGCGATCGTCGGCACGTATTACCGCGAACTGACAGGTAACCGTGAAAAAAACTGATAGCGGTTGCCTCGGCGTTTTATACGCCTGAACCCGCCACTGAAGACCTCGCCGCGTTTGGCCTGAGTGCTGATGACTACACCGAAGAAGAGCAGACTGTTGAGGTATGGCCCGACGTCTGGCCCGCGTTCGCTGTTTTCCAGTCGATGGGCACGCAGTGGCGCACGGGCATGGGCGGCATCACCGGGCTGGATTATAACGTGCTGCCCTGGCTGATGAAGCTGAACGGCGTGGAGGATGAGGCAACCGCGTTAACGGATATCCGCGTAATGGAAAGCGCGGCGCTGAAGATTATCCACCAGGGGGCGTAATGTCTGATATTGCAACGATTTCGCTTCGGGTGAATACCGCCGAGCTGGAGCGCGGGAATAAGGCGCTGGACGATTTCCAGCAGACGGCCGGCGGCGCGGCAAACAAGGCCGATGATCTGAACTCGGTATTTCGCGCCGGGGCATCCGATCAGAAAAAGAATACCCAGAGCCTGAAAGAGCAGCAGCAGGAGCTGCAGAACCTGCTCAACAAAATCAGCCCTGTTAACCGCGCAATGAACGAACTGGAGACGCTGCAGGCGTCGCTGGCGGGCTTTCGCGCAAAGGACATGCTGGGCGATGAAGATTACAGCCGCTTTAACTCCGTGCTGGAAACCACCCGCAACAAACTTTTTCAGGTCATGGAGGCAGAGACCGCCGAAGGGCAGGAAAGATTAAAGCAGGCTCAGGAGACGCAGCGCGCCACCGCCGCGCAGGAAAACTTCCTCAGGTCCATCACGGACCAGGCGGCGACATTCCGCGCCAGCAAAGCGGACCTGGCCGAGTACCGGGCAGCGCAAATGGGGATCGCCGAAGAGGCTGCCCCGGTTATTGCAAGATTGCGCGAACAGGATCGCGCTGTTCAGCAGGAAGCTGCCCAGCGTCAGATTGCCGCCAGCCAGTCCCGGATGGTTAAGCAGGCTATTGCTGAAATGGAGGCAGCGGAAAGGGCCGAGGCGGCGGAACTCCGGCGCAACCAGAATATCCGCGAATCGTTCATCTCTTCGCTTAAGGACCAGGCGAACGCTGTGGGCAAGACGCGGATCGAGCTGCTGGAGATGAAAGCCGCACAGCTCGGTGTATCGGTGCAGGCCGCCCCGTTCATTGCAAAACTGGGTGAGCAGGAAAGGGTGTTCAGCAAAGGCACCCTCAGCGCCGGGCAGTATCAGCAGGCCCTGAGGATGCTACCCGCACAGTTTACTGATATTGCCACTTCCATTGCTGGTGGCATGCCGTTATGGATGGTGCTGATCCAGCAGGGCGGGCAAATCAGTGACTCATTCGGCGGTATCGGCGGACTGTTTCAGGTCATTAAGGAAGAGTTACTGGGGATTAAGGACGCGTCTGATGATTCTTCAGAATCTCTTTCAGAAAATGCCAACGCACTGGCAGAGAATGCCGAGCACGCCAGCGGCCTGTTGCGCTTTTTGACACCAACCAGGCTGGCCGTGGGTGGCTTTACGGCAATTCTTGGCGGCATGGCTGTTGCCGCCTGGCAGGCTGAGCAGGCTAACCGCGAACTCTATCGGACGATTGTATTAACTGGAGGAGCGTCTGCGACGTCTACAGGTCAGCTATGGAAAATGGCTGAGCAAATAGGCGAAAGCACTACTGCTAGCATCAACTCCGTTTCAGGGACACTGGCTCGTCTGGCCCAGTCAGGGAAATTTACTACCGCGCAGCTGCAGCTCGTGGCGCAAACCTCCCAGCAATGGACGCAGGTAATGGGTAGTGGGGCCGAAAAAATTGAAGCCTCATTTGCCGAAATAATGAAGTCGCCGGTGAAGGCGCTGGCTGAACTGAACTCCCAGTATAATTTTTTGTCGGTTTCACAATTAAATTATATTGCCGGGCTGGAGGACTCAAATAAAAAACAAGAGGCTGTCAGCGAAGGCATGCGTATTTTTGCAGATACCATGCAAAAGCGTATGCAGCAAATTGATGATGCAAGCACGCCTCTGGAACAGATGTGGGATAGCATAAAAAAATGGTCTGCTGACGCCTGGAAGTGGGTGGGAGATCATACTATCGGTGCCCTTAATCTGATCATCGATGTCGTTGCAGGAACAATTGAGCAGGTCCAGATTTTACTGAAGCAGGGTGATGTCCTCATTGCTGAGTTTGCCAACTCCGCTTATGAGAAAACTAAAAACATCCCCGGCATGAAGTCCGTGTTTGGTGATATGGCTTCGGACAATAAAGCATTTATTGCCCAGACCAAAAAAGACATTGCTGAGCTTGAGAAATCCTACACTGCACGCGATGCGCGAGTACGTAAAGGTGAAATGGGCTACGTAAACCGTGACAGGAGCACAACGGTAGACAGCGGCCCGAACCAGCAAAGCAAGGTTACTGACCGAGCGCAGCAAATACTGAAAGACCGACAGAAGAAGAACAGGCAGACCACGACTTCAGCCGGTGACAGCGCGGAAGACAAGGCGCAGGCTGAGCTGCTGGCCCTTCAGGCGCAACTCAGGGTTCTGAAAGAGCACCAGGGCATTAATGACGTTATTAGTCAGCAGCGTAAGGATTTATGGAAAACCGAGGCGCAGTTTGCCGTACTGGAGGAAGCCGCCGGTAAGCGCAAGCTCTCCAGGCAGGAACAATCCCTGCTGGCCAGCAAAGACCAGGTGCTGGCGCTGGCGCGCCAGAAGGCGCTACTGGGTGACCAGATCACCGCCCAGGAGCAACTGAACAAGCGCATGGACACGGCCAGCAAGTATGTCACGCAGATGGTAGAAAAGCAGGCCGGGCTTGAGCCAGGCGCAACGATGAGCGACAGGCTGGCCAGCCGCGAGACAGCGCTCTCTCAGCTGCGTAGCGGCTGGATTAATGCCGGTGGCAGCCTTGATGATGAGGGCTACCAGAAGGAGCTTAAAGCAGCTCAGGACTACTATGATGCCGAGGATAAGCTTCGCGGTGACTGGCGGGCTGGCTTTAAGAAGGGTTGGGCTGAGTACCTGGACTCTGCCACAAATGTCTACGCCTCTATGCAGAGCGTGGCGCAGTCAGCCATGGGCGGCATCTCTGACATGATGACGAGCCTGGTCACCACCGGCACGGCCAGCTTCAAGACATTTGCCGCATCGATGATGAAGATGATCGCTGACGTCATTAACCGGCTGCTGGTGGCCTACGCCGTGCAGTCCGCGCTGGGGTGGGTAACCGGGAGTGTCAGCAGCAGCGGCGGAAGCACGCCATCAGGCGCCTACGCCAGTGCCGCAAATTCCGGCGTCAGCCTCTATGACACTGGTGGCTATACCGGCCCCGGTGGCAAATATGAGCCTGCAGGCATCGTTCATAAAGACGAGTTTGTCTTCACCAAAGAGGCCACCAGAGCAATCGGCGTTAATAACCTTTACGCCATGATGAAAGGCGCTCAGGGCTACGCTGACGGCGGCTATGTGGGCCGCGCTCCTATGGCTGGCATGAACAGCGGCGCAGCAAGTGGCGGCGGGATAGTGGTCAACACAACGGTAAACGTTGACGCCAAAGGGGGCAGCACCGTGCAATCAGGCGGCTCGGGTGACTTCGTAGGCAGGGCGCTGGGGGCTGAGATTCAGAATGCAGCCTTGCAGGTGATCCAGAAGCAGATCAAAAATGGCGGCGTTATCTACAACTTTGTGAAAGGCAGGTAACAGACCGAATCATAACCAACCCGCTCAGGCGGGTTTTTTATGGGTGAAATATGGCAGTAGATACCTATAACTGGTCCGCACAGCTCGGCGCTGGGCCGATTGAATACGCGCAGACCGTCAGGGCCGCGCAGTTCGGTGACGGATACGAACAGGTGGCCGACAACGGTATTAATTCGACGGCGATCCAAGTTCCGATGATTTACACCGGGCGCGAGGCCGAAGTAAACGCCGTGCGCGATTTCCTCCTGGCTCATACCGTGAAGGCCTTCATCATTACGCCGCCGGGTGAGATTAAGGGGCTTTATCGCGTTGTCGCCGACTCTGTTCGCAAAAACCAGATCAACAGCAAATTCGCTGAGCTGACGTTCACTATTAAACGGGCCTACGGGGTATACGCATAATGGCACTTGTTGATCAGGCCGCGAAGCTGGCACCAGGTGGCAGGGTCCGCCTGGTCGAAGTGGATGCCTCAGAGTTCAGCGGCGGGATCCACCGCTTTCACTACAGCCCGTTTCCCCATACGCCCGCCGAGATTGACGCGGCGAACGGCGACGAGGCCAGGCTGGGGCCGAAGCCCATCATCTGGGATGGCAACGCCTACGAGTTCTGGCCCTTCCAGATTGCCGACCTGGCGCTTTCAACGGATCAGGCCGCCGAGCCAAAGCTCAGCGTGTCTAACCTCGACGGCCACATCACCGCGCTTTGTCTCCAGTTTAAGGACATGGTGAATGCGAAGGTAAGTATCATTGACACCTACGCAGTTTACCTGGATGCGGTGAACTTCCCGGGCGGAGTTAATCCGACAGCAGACCCGACGATGTTCTCCCTACAGACCTTCTGGCTGGATACCAAAACCTCTGAAGATGACGAGATGGTGTCCTGGTCGCTCAGTAGCCCGGCAGACCTGCAGAACCTGGTCATACCAACCCGGCAGATCACCTCGCTCTGCGAATGGGCACTGCGCGGACAATATCGCAGCGGTGACGGCTGCACCTACAACGGCACGGCATATTTCGATGCGAAGGGTAATGCGGTAGCGGACCCGGCGTTTGATGTATGCGGGGGTTGCCTCAGTGACTGCCGCAAGCGTTTCGGCGCAGGGCTGGCAGAACCGAACACTGCCGTTCTTGATTTCGGCGGCTACCCGGCGACAGTTCTCTTCACCCGATAA